AATCCAGTATCGCCTGTGTATCTAGACTTCAATACTCTTACTCTAGTTGTATTAGCCTGTTCAGGGTCTAATGCTTGTTGGTTTCTCTCTAATGCTATCACGCAATCAGAGAGCTGTGCTATCCCTTGAGAGCCTTTTAAGTGACTAAGTGATACCTCGACACCCTTTTCATGTCCTTTGTCACCCTGCGCCCTCCTGAGATGTGAGACAAGTATCATGCCTACTCCTGTTTCTTCTACTAAACTACGAAGTCTATTCATAAGCATATCAATACCGCGCCTCTCATCTCCTTCCGTTAGTACATTCACCAACATATGCAAGTGATCTACTATCACCCATTCACATTGGCAACCCACAATAACATACCTTAACTTAGAAAATATCTCATCTATATCTGTAGCTCCTAAGTGAGCATGAATATATACTCTACCTTTTTCTATAACTTTATCAAATAAATCTTCTAATTGTTCATCACTATAATTTTTCCTCTTTTCATTTAAATATATTCTATCTTCAGCTTCAATAGATAATATACCATCAGCGGTTCTTTGCCAATTTTCTTCTAGTGCAATGATACCTACATTATCTTTAGTAGTTTTAATTAAATGGTGTTCTAGTTCTCTGGTAACTGAAGACTTACCAAGTCCAGTACCACCAGTTAAAGTAACTAACTCTCCTTTGCGCATTCCATACAGTTTCTTATTCAAACCTTCCCATGGATAAGGAACACTTGGTTTTACTTCTCTCTCTAACCACTCACTCTTTTTACTATGTAGCTCCATGATACCAGTAGGCGTGTATATTTTAGATTCCCACCAAGCCGTTACAAAGTCTGCTCCTTTGTTCTGTCTGAGCATATCATTAGCATCTTTATAACCTTCAGGAAATGCCATTAGCTTTGCTTTGTTAGGTGATATTATTCGTGCAACTTCTCTTGCTGCTTTTCTACCTTGATCATCCGCATCAAAACAAAGAACTACATTATCAAAAGATTCAACAAACTCTAAGCTACTTCTTACATGATTGACTGCATTCTTTACACCGCCTCTAATAGATACTACAGCCCACTTGCTACCTTGCATTTGATAGGCCGCCATAGCATCACATTCACCTTCAGTTATTGTTAGATACTTTCCTTTGCCTTTAAAAAGATTCTCTCCAAACAATCCAGTACCTTCAAAGTTACCATCAGTCCAGAACTTTTTACTATCAACATCCCTTGTAACAGTAGCAACTATTTCATTAGCATTAAGGTAAGGATAGATATGTTTAATAACTTTATTGTTTCTTAAAACAGACCTTACTCTATATTTTGTAGCAGTCTTTTGACTAATATTTCTATCAGTTAAAGGATTGAATGAACCTGTATATGAATTTAAAAATGTTTCTTTAGGTTCTTGTATTGGTTTTGTCGCTACTGATATATAAGGTTTATCATAGCTTTTAAAGTTCTGTTCACAACTAAAGCATAGAGCTGAACCATCCTCTCTTATGCTACAAGCATCACTACTTCCGCACTTATCATCAGGGCAGGGCTGTTGTGTTTTAACAAACTTGCCATGTTGTAAATTATTCATAATCTCTCCAAAATGAGCGCTACAGCCTAGCTAAATGGAGGTAAAACTAGGCTGTAACTAGGGGTACTACTTATCTGCTACGACAGCCTCACTACACTCAGATAAAGTCTTTTCTAAACCTATCCTGTGACCATCAATAGCAAACCTCAAGGCTTCGCTAATAACTTCTAGCTGACCTACCTTTGCGATAACAACAGATGCAGTCTTTTTAATATCATCATCTTTAATCTTGCTGATATCATAATCAACTACATTATCATCATCTTTTTTTATACTAACTATCATTTAAAATTCCTCCTCATCATAAAAGTCTGAACCTTCAGGCTCTGCAAATTCTACTAGTTCTAATAGTTGAATAGCGCGGAGATCAGTTCCAACACCAGTCTTACCTGCATAGTTCCAATCGTAATCAGCGTATTGTATTTTTACTTTAGAGCCGTTACCAATCTTAGGTAACTCATCTACACGCTTTCGATTTTCATTTACAAGTATTGGTCTGTTATTAGTTCCTCCTCCTTTACGAGTCACATTCCTTTTAAAGTTAATACATCTACCGAAGTCCTTCTCTTTGATTGTATAACCTCTAGCAGAAAATTCATCTAGTGCCTTGTCATCGACAACTAAATTAATTTCCCACTTATGAGGCTCAAAGGTAGTGTTAGGTGTTGTTACACTAGCGTAATAAGCCACGCCACTAACTTCACCTATCCTAGTAGAAGGATTGTAAGCAGAATTACTTTCTATACTCATACTTTTTCTCCTTTGTTGTTGATACTTAAATGCTAAACTGAGAGTTTAACATTCATTTGACAGCTTGTAAAGCCTTTTCTTGACTCTATAAACATCAAACCTTGAACATATCTTTCAACTGATCTTCTTAAACTTGAATTAGCAGTCTCAGATGTAACGCTATCGATAACAGTAGTTCCATTTTGATTAATTGCAAAGTCAACTAATACATTATGATCTCCTCTTTGTCTACTGCTATCAATAGCTCGTTGTAATATTGGTACTTGTTGCGCTCTGTTTAAAGGATTAGGACAAGATACTTCTGCAACAGGTTCAACTTGTTCTTGTGCAACAACAGGCTCTTGTTCTAACTCATCAATCCTCATACTTAATTGATACAGATCTTCTGCAATGTTACCAAGTCTTGCTTGTGTTTCAATAGTAGCTGTCTGTCCTGCATTAACACTTGCACTTAGATCAGCAAAACTACTATTCAAAGTTTCTTGTACTCTATTCATCTCAGCTCTAAGAATACTTATATCATTTTGTATTCCATTCCTAACAGTATCTATATACTCATAACTATTTGATATATTTAGATAATTATCTTCGATACCACTCTGATAACTAGATAAACTTTCTTCAGTATCTTTTTCTAATCTAGCTGTCCGAGCTTGCGCACTTCTACCTATAAAGTTTATATCATCAGTTAAATTATTGTGTACCATAAAGACTGCTATTCCTGTAATAACTAGAGAACAACAGATACTTACTACTATACTTTTCTTATCCATACTTTCTTCTCCTTTGTTTTATTACTTTTCCATACTTACCCATCCAACAAGTAGCGCAATAATAATAACCTGTTTGTATTACATCTACCTTTGGCCCTTTACAAGTAGCACAATGTTTATGATAACCTAATACTTTAGGAGAACTCATGCTAATCATGTTATTAATCCTAATGCATCTAACTTATCTGAATATCCAGCTATCTTCTCAAGCTCTCCTTCAATAGTCAACATAATATCTGGATGCTCTGCTACTCCTACTCTTTCTTTCATTAATACTTTTACATTGATGACATGCTTTTCTATCTGACTCTGAAAATATTTTTCAAGTGAAGCAAACATTTCATCCTCTAAAGTTTCTGTATCATTTGTTGTGTATTCATTTTCCATTAATCATCTCCTAGTTTACCTATGTAATTTCCATAATCATCTACCTTCTCAAGATTTTTAATGATACCAGTACCTCTTCTAGCAATCATTTCTCTTATAACTTCAAGCTCAAGTTTGCTATCCTCAAAATCCCAAACAGTCTCAGCATCAACCTCTTCAATACTATGAATATTATGTACAATTTCTAACTGTATCATATTATATATAGCACCTGCAACATTGCTTGCCCAAGTTTTTAACTGAGACTTTTCCTGTTCACCCTTCTCATTAAATGATAGGAGTGTTACCTCCACTAAATACTCTTTGTCCACCATGTGTATTCCTTTGAATGTTATAAAGTTCTTCTAGTTCTGCGAATGAGTTTATCTCAGGATACTTTTTAAGATACTTCTCAATCCATTTGTTAGTCATAAAAGAATGATAAGTTGTGTAGTCTTTCATTACATAATCTCTTTGAGGTACTAAAGTTTCTATATCTTTTATAGATACTTTCTTAGCCTCTTCATCTGTTACTAATGTTTTCAACCACTCTACTTGTAGTTCTTTTCTCTTTCTTCTAATTTGTTTATATCTTTTTTCACTCATACTATTATTATACAGTCTTATACTTATCTTGTCAAGTTATTTTTTATCCTTAATTATCAAGCTCTTAGGATAGAAGTTCAGACTCCACCCTATACTACCATCAACACCATTGTACTCCTTATTAGCTAAATGATGAACTAACTCATCTACTAAAGTGACTACTTGTTTTCGTGTGATCGGTTTCATTTTACCATTCCAAGCAGTACCTAAAGTTTTTCTCTCCTCTTCGTTCAACTCAATGGGTAT